TTTGACGCGACCCTGGCCTTTGTCGAGGCGCTCTCCCAGATCGAACGGGAGCCGGAGAAGCTGGCTACGCTGGCAGACAGCACTCTGCGCGTCTTCACCAATTTGAGATATATGGCGGAGGCCCAGAAGGCCACGGGCGTCCGCTTCTTCGATGCCGAGGGGCAGCGTCGGGACGCGATGGCCGTCCTGGAGGACATCCGGAAGAAATACAAGACGTTGACCACGGATGCCCAGCGGGCCGAATTCGTGCAGAAAGCCTTCGGAAAGGCGGATCTCGACACGATCAAGGGATTCAGAACCCTCTTGAGCGGGAACTCCCTGGACGACGTCCGCCGGTTTTCCCAGGAGATCGGCCAGGCGGGTGGGACACTGAAGCGGGACATGAAGGACGCCACGGCGAATCTCGTCGATCAGGCAGGCCGGTTGAAGGCTTCTCTGCGGGAAGCGGCGGACGGGTTTGCCGCTCCAGTCAACAAGGCCCTGGCGGATCTGATTGCCTGGAGCATGGCAGGCAAAAAGGACGGTGGACTGGGTCTGTCGGGCAAGGAGATGCTCGGCTATGGGGCAGGAATCAGCATCGCAACCATGCTGGCCGGTCGGTATGGCGGGAAGGCAATCGGGGGATTCCTGAAGAAACGGGCGGGAACGGCGGCGGGCATCGCTGAAGGAAAGGCCGTGCAGGCCGCCACGGGTGTGACGCCTGTCTTCGTGACGAACTGGCCGGGAGGATTCGGGGGAGCAGCCCTGGAGGCGGCAGGTGCGGGCGCGGTTGCCAGAACGGGCCTGGGAACCCTGAAAAAACTGGGAGGAAACGCCCTGAAATTCGCCCCGGCGGCGGGCGTCTGGGGTCTGGGAGCGGGAACATCAGCCCTGGCAGGCTACGGTATCGGCAACCTGCTTAACCGGGGTCTCGGCTGGCTGTCCGGAAAGGCCAGCGGCGGAAAATACAAAGGGGAAGGCTGGCTGGGCGACATGCTTTACAGCCTGGTGCATAAGGAGAAAAAACAGGAAAACAAGATCAATCTCTCTATCCGGGTTGACCAGTACGGCCGGGTGATCACCAACTCGAACGACATGAATACGACACTGAACGTAAGCATGGCAAGGGGGGCCTTCTAATGGCCGCCGAACTGAACGTCGGAGTTCTGGCCGGCATTCCCCTGGAAATGGAGATGCTCGACGATTCCTTCGCCTGTGCCATCGCCCGGTACGCCTATCCCTTCGCCGACGGCGCGGATCTGGAGGACATGGGCCAGCGCGCCCGCATGGTGCGGGTGCGGGCGTACTTTTACGACAACGCCGAAAAGGACACCTACGATGACCATATCGCCCTGATCTCCCTCCTGTCCGACCGGAAGCTGGTGGATTTCGAACACCCGAAGTACGGCCTGATGAAAGGCAAGATCGAGGAGCTCAACGTCCGCCACGACGACCGTCAGCGGTGCGCCGAGGTGGACATCGCCTTTGTCGAACAGATGCGGGGAACCATCGAGCCCCTGACGCGGCCCGCGGTCCTGTCCACGGTGGAGGAGGCGTACATCGCCGGGCAGGAAGAACAGATCGCCGCCCTGCGGGAGGACCTTCTGGGGACGATCCCCGTCACGGATGCCGCCGTCCTGACGCAGATCCTCGATGCCGCCTCGACGATGCTCTCTCAGGTGCAGGGCTTTTCCGCGGATCTCCGCAACGTGGTGGGCGCGGTGGAAACTTTGCTCGGCACGGCGGAGGCGACCGTCGCCGATGTCACCAGTCCTGTCGATTCCCTTCAGTCCACGCTCACCTATGACCTGACAATCCCCGGCCGCATCACGGGCGGTCTGGCCGCGGCGCTGGAAAAGACCGCCCGTCTCTGCGATTCATTGCGTAACTATCCCGCCCGGTATGTGCAGAGCCTCGATCTGGCCATGAAGGATCTGGAGGACTCCTTCGACAATCCGGCCGGTTCTCTTTCCGGATCAGCGGAAACGGATGCCGGCAGTGTCATGGCATCCCACCTGCGGATTGCCTGCGCCCAGAGGATGGCCCTGGAAACGGCGCAGGTGTTCGAGGAGGATCAGACCGCCTTTACCGATCCGGACGATGCGGATGATTATGAGGTGCTGACGCTGCCGGAACTGGAGCAAACCCTCGCTGTCGCCCGCCGCCGTCTGGATGAGGCCGTGGAGGCGGCGCGGGAGATGGGGAGTCTCAAGGAGATGGCGAAAGCCCTGCTGGAGCATGTCAACGCCGTCCGGCTGGAGCGGGAAAAGATGAAAGCGGTGCTCCTGGACAATCCCCTCCCCCTGCATCTGGTCTGCCTGCGCTACGGCTTGCCCTGCAAGGATGCGGAGAGGCTGCTTAAGGTCAACCGGGGGATCCGGAACCCGAACTTCGCCTCCGGGGAGGTTCTTGTCTATGTCCGATAAGATCTCCCTCCGGATCGGGGACAAGGCTATCGAGCATTTCCTTTCCTACAGCATCGACACCGACCTCTACACGCCGGCGGACGCCTTCCGGATGGAGCTGTCCGCACCGGAAACACAGGTTGAGGCGGGGATGCGCTGCGAGGTCTGGGTCAACGATCAACGGGAGCTCACGGGTATCATCGACCGGGTGACCCGCCGGGTCACCGAGCACGGTCAGACCCTCTCCGTGGAGGGCCGCGACCTCATGGGGCTGCTCGTGGATTCCTGCTGCGAATCGTTTGTATCTGTTAAGAACAAGTCTCTCAGGGAGCTGGCCGCGCTGCTGCTGCGCGCGGTTCCCTACATCAACAGGAAGGCCGTCGTTTATCAGTCTGCCGCCTCCGGCAAGGCGAAAACCACGACGGATCTCCTCGATGAGCCGCAGACGATCACGCAGATCGAACCGGGGATGACCGTCTTCGAAGTGCTCAAGGCCGCCGCGGTATCCCGCGGCCTGCTCTTCTACTCCCTGCCCGACGGGACTCTTGTTTTCGGCAGGCCGAAGGCGAAAGGGGAACCGGCCTTTACGCTCCAGTTGACCCGGGATGGGAAGGGAAACAACGTCATCGAAAGCGAACTGGCGCAGGACATTTCCCGCCGCTGGTCGAAGATTACGGTGCTCGGACAGCGGCAGGGGCAGGACAGCTTCGGCGCGGACGCGACGGCGATCAGGACCGGAGCGTCCCGCACGGATTCAGAAATTTCCTTCTACAAGCCCTTTGTGCAGTGCAGCAACAACGACGGCGTTTCTCCGGCCCTGATGGCCAGACTGCTGATGGAGAAAGGGAGAAAGGAAGGCTGGCAGTACGGCGTCACGGTGGCCCGGCACTCCAGCAACGGAAAAAACTGGACGGTCAACGAACTGGCCCGCGTGACGGATGAGGTGCAGGGTCTGGACGGGGTGTATCTCATCTACGGAAGGACCTTCGAACTGGACAAGAATCTGGGGCCGACAACGCGGCTGAAGCTCGGCCGGGTAGGCCTTATATAAAGGAGACGACGTATGGGAATGATCCGCGGCATCGTGATATCTGTTCTGGAAGGCATGATCAAGCGGTTTTCCGCATCCGGTCGATCCGATGAAACGATCGAGGATCGGGAATATTTCCAGCATTACGGCTTCACCTCCCGACCGAAGACAGGCGCGGAGCTGATCATCGTCAACGAGGGCAATCACTACGTGGCCGTCGCTTCCGACGACCGCCGCTACCGGGTCGCCGTCGAGGACGGGGAAGTCTGCCTCTATACGGATGAAGGCGACAGGATCCACTTCAAGCGGAACAGGACCATCGAGATCGTCAGCGGCAACAGGCTCAAGGCGACCGTGGAAAATGACGTGGAAATCACCAGTAAAACGGCCCTGGTGACCGCGTCCGTCAGTTGTCAGGTGAACAGCCCCCTGATCAACCTGGGCGGCGACCGCGGCGGGTTGAAGGCGATCTGCGACGAGCGGCTGATCTCCTGGCTCGGTTCCCACACTCACGGCGGGGGATCAACCCCGGATCAATCCCTGACGGCGGCCGATGTCTGCACGGCCATCACGAAGGCGGGATAAAACGGGCATGCAATGGACTTCAAAATAGAAATCGACAATACGACCGGGCTGGCCGCCATGACGTTCGACAAGGCGGACACCATCATGAACAACGTCTGGCTTTCTCTGACGGTACAGCGGGGAAGTTTCTTCGCGAATCCGGGCTTCGGGTCCCGTCTGCACCTGCTTAAACGGGCGAAGCTCTCTGCCGCGACGGCGAGGCTCGCGGAGGATTACTGCCGGGAGGCCCTGCAATGGATGCTGGATTCAGGAAAGGCGACCGCGATTTCCGTAACCGCCGAGCGGGACAGGACGCAGAACATCAACCGGCTGAAGCTCCTGGTGGAGGTGGCCCCGGCCTCCGGGGAGCCCGTGGAATTTTCGGCCTTCGTAACCGTCGTGTGAGGACTTTTAAATGAATTTTCAACGCGATTTCAATGATCTTTTGAACGCCCTGCTTACGGACTGGCGAAACCAGTTCCCTGATGCCGACCTCTCCCAGGGGAGCCTGATTTACATGAAGTCCGCCTGCCTCGCCTCCGCCCTGTGGGGCCTTTACAAGTATCAGGAATGGATCTCGAAACAGATTTTTCCCGATACGGCGGAAACGAAATACCTGGAGCATCACGCCTGGGTGCGGGGTCTTTCCCGGCGTTCCGGAGAAACGGACGAGGAGCTGCTGGCGCGACTGCTGGAATACATCCGCCGGCCTCCGGCGGGCGGAAATAAATACGACTACCAGAAATGGGCGCTGGAAATCGACAATGTGGCGAATGCCTGGTGCATCCCTCTGAGTCAGGGACCGGGTACGGTGGACGTGATCATTGTCGCCGACGAAACAGTCACGGGTTCGGAAATCCCCAGCTCCCATGCCCTGACGGGGACAACCACGGCAATTACGGAAAACAAACTGGTGGACGGCGCCGCTGATTTTATGGCAACCGGCGACGGCGGACCGGTCCGGATCGGCGACATCGCCGTCAATGACGACACCGGCGGCCAGGCAGTAATTACAGCCGTGGACAACGCCACCCAGTTGACTCTGGATACGGACATTTTCAGCTCAATCGGCCAGTCCTACACCCTGAAGTCCCTGACGGCGCAGGTTGGAGAATACATCGACGACGTGCGGCCCGTGACGGTCTCCATCGTCCGCGTCCTGCCGACGGCGGTAACCCTTCAGGATGTCACAATGACCGTCACCGGAACCGTGAACAAAGAGGCTATCGCATCCGCAATCACATCCCTTTTGCGCAGCCTGGTTCCCGGGCAGACCCTGTATCTCAGCCGGCTGATCGCCATCGCCATTCAGGAGGGAGCGACCAACGCGGCGATATCCGCTCCGGCCGCCGACATGTCCCCCGGCCCGTACGAAATGCTCAGGCCGGGAACGATAACCGTATCATAATGAGGCTGAACAATGACCCATGAAGAGGCCCTGAATCTCCTGTTCCCCGTTCGATTGACGGGGGTGCATGCGAAGGACACGGCCAGGGAAGGCGCGGCCCTGGATGACGTGCAGATCTCGGCGGAGCGGCTCCTGACAGAAATGTTCCCCGATGTGGCCCATAGCCTGTTATCGGACTGGGAGCGGATCTGTGCCCTGATCCCCGATGCCGACGCTCCCCTGCAAGCCCGACGCAACGCCGTTCTGAAAAAACTGAGGGAGATCGGCGGATTGTCGCGCTCTTATTTCATCGATCTGGCTGCTTCCTACGGCTGGATCATTGCCATCGATGAACTGCTGCCTTTCATGGCGGGCTGGG